GGCGCGATGGCAACGCACTACGACGGAACGCAGTGGCGCGAGGACACTGCGGACACGCCGCGCTTTGGGCCTGCGCTGAAGATCGAGGGGCAGCGGACGAACTCGGTCCGCAATCCGCGCGGCAGTGGAGTGGTCGCCGGCTCTCCTGGGACGCTTCCGACTTACTGGTCTGACGGAAACACAGCAGGCCTGACGCGCACTATTGTCGGATCAGGGACTGAGTTTGGACTGCCATACATTGAGATCCGTGTGGCTGGAACCACAAACTCTCAGACTTTTACGTTCTTCACCGAAAGCGCGGCAACCGCTGCGCAAAATGATGTTCACACAGCGACTGTCTTCGCACGAGTTGTTGGCGGGACGACAACGAATTTGGCGGGCGCTCGCTGCGTTCTATTTTCGCTGAACAGCGGCAGCTCAGTCCTTCAAACATACGCCGGGGCAACGACTGCAATTTCGTCATCGCTGTCGACTCACTCTGTGACCAGCTCTGCGTTTCCGGATGCGACTACCGCATTTGCACGCCAGCGCATTGATCTGATCTTTACCGGGGTGTCTGGACAGGCTGTTGACATCACAGTCCGTTTCTACACTCCGTGGATGGAGAAAGCCTCCTTCGCCAGCACCCCCATCCTCCCCGCCACGACAGGCGCCTCGACGCGCGGCGCGGACCTGCTGACCGGCTCCTTCCCTCTGCTATACCCAGCCGGGCGCGGCACGATCGTCATCTCCTTCAACGTCCCGCAGAACGCCCCCTCTGGCATTGACCAGAACCTCATCCAGCTTGACGGTGGCGCCGACACGGACCGCATCCGCATTCGCAATGCTGCGGGCGGAGCGACGATTGTGGCCGGCAAGGTCGTGTCGTCGGCGGTGACGGATCTCACCTCTCTCGGCAACATGACGGCCGGGGCCACGACTGCGGTTGGTCTGACGTGGGACGGAGCGGGAGGATACATCGCCTGCCTGCGCGGCGGCTCTCCGCAAACAGGGACATCTGCTCCGACTGCGTTCACGACGGTCCGCCTCATGAACAACGCAGGCAACACCGCGGCCGGATTTTCTGAGATCGCCTACGGAGACTTCCCACAGCGATCCTACACGGCGACCGAGTTGCAGGCGCTCGTTAACGCGATCCCGTTGACCTAGGACCCATACGATGAGCGAGACAGAATCTCGTTATGGCGAGTCGTGGTTCTACGGACCCATCGCTGTAGCCGCGGCCGCGAAGGCTCTCGTCGAGACAGACCCGCGCTGCAAGGGTGTCTACCCTGATCCTGGCGAGCCGCCTCGGTCGATTGACGACGACGATGCCGATGGCGCTTTCCTTGTTGTCTTCCTCAAGGAAGACCCCGTTCCTCGTCCGGAGGGGTTGAAGTCTGCGAAGGGCAGCTTCAGCGTTCCTGTCCTGGGCTCCTTTTGATGCCCGCGACCCTCCTTGCTGCGCTCCTCGCGTTGGGTTGCCAAGCGACCGTAATCCAGACGCCGATCGGCCCAGCGGCGGTCGTGCTGGTTTGCCCGGCTCCGGCCGGGCCTCCTCCCGAACCCGCTGGGCCGGAGGAGAGGCAAGGCTGATGTCAGACGTTCCCGAACAGCTTTCGACACTCTGGAACGTGGCGCAGACGTTGGTGCTGGCACCGCTCGCGTGGTTCCTCAAGACCAGCATCGACCGCGTGACGAAGCTGGAGGAGAGCGTGGCCAAGACGCGTGAGAACATCGCCGAGAACTACATCAAGAAGGCTGATCTGAAGGGCGAGATGGATCGCGAGATCGACCGCCTGGATCGCTTCGAAGACAAGCTAGACAAGGTCATCGAAAGGAACGCCCCATGATGCGTCCGCAGATGGGCAAGCAGATCTCGCGGCCCGGCAAGGTATCGTCCGACGTCCCGAACCCGCGGTCCCGTGCTCTCCGTCCGGGCGGCATGAAGGCTGGCGGCAAGGTCCACAGCGACGCGGCCGAGGACCGGAAGCTGATCCGTCAGGAGATCGCGAAGGCTGAGAAGTCCGAGAAGCCCGGCATGAAGTGCGGCGGTAAGGTCCGGCGGTAATGGCCGGCATCAAGTCCCTCGCTCGCAAGGTCCAGTCCAAGGGCCGCGGCAGGGACCGGATCCTCGCGCACATCAACGAGGACGAGGCTCGGCTGCTCAAGGCCCGCGGTGGGTCAGGAACGCGCAACCCGCACACCGGCCTGCTTGAGTTCGACGACGGCGATGGCCCTGGTGGTGACGACGGCGGCGGGAATGGCGGCGGCGGGGACAACGGCGGCGGCGATAGCGGCGGCGGTGGTGACACCTACTACTACCCTCCTGTCGCAGAACTGAACGACATCTCCGCCCTCCCTCCCGACACCTCCCGCTACGACACGCAGGTTCTGCTCAACTCGCTGCCTCCGGTTGCGGCTCCTGCTGCCCCTCGTCCCGCGCCTGTTGTGACGACCCCTGCGGCCGTGCTTGGCCAGAATGGTGCGGCTCCTACTGGCGGCATTGCGAGCCCCTCAGGATGGCGGCCGAACTACTACGCCTACAACCGCGCGACCCCGATCTCGTTCGGTGCCGACTACCAGGCCCCTGCCCCGACATCCGGTGTGCAGGGCGCGGTCAATGCGGCCTACCAGCAGAACGTCGGCCGTCTTCCGGATGCGGGAGAGAGCCAATACTGGAACAACTACCAGCGCATCACCGGCGCTGCCCCCGGCCAGCTTCAGCAGCAGATGGGCCAGGCGACCGCAGGCGAGGCAGAGACCCGTCAGCTTCAGGGCACCGTCAGCAGCCAATACGAGAAGATCTTCGGCCGCTCCCCGGATCAGGAGGGCCTGAACTACTGGACCGGCCAGCTCCGTAGCGGGGCCGTGGACGGCAACACCATGGGCTCGGCGATGGCTAATGCCGCCGGGCAGGGTGACCAAGTCCGGGCGGCCTACATGCAGGCCCTGGGACGGGCTCCGGACGCGCAGGGACTGGCTTACTGGCGAGACCAGGTGCAGAGCGGCGCGGTTCCCGCGGGCGGCCTCAGGGACTACCTGACGGGCGCTGTGCAGCCGGGGACGAGAGACGCGGCCTACCTCGAAGACCCGGGCTCCGTCCGTCCCACAGCTTCGGTGCCTGCCTACTTCGCCCCACGTCCTCCGCAGCCGATGCGGAAGGCGATGGCGGCGGGTGGTCTTGCGTCGCTCCCTCCCGGTGACCGCTATGCGAGGCGTCTGAAGCGATGACCACCTCCGGGACGGCGACGACCTCCTTCGATGCTCTTGAGATCATGGAGGAAGCATACGAGCGGGCCGGCGTTGATTTCCGTCTCGCCTACGACATCCGCACCGCGCGACGCTCGCTCAACATCCTGGCGATGGAGTGGGCCAACAGGGGGTTGAACCTCTGGACGGTGGACTCTGGCACGCTCTCCCTGACTGAAGGGACTGCGGCCTATGAACTCCCGGCCGACACCCTCGATGTCCTTGAGACGGTCGTGACGGTGAGCGGGACGGACTACAACGTCGCCCGCATCTCGTTCGTGGACTACGCGAACCTGCCGAACAAGGCGACCACAGGGCGGCCTCTCCAGGTCTACATCAACCGGTCCGTCCCGCAGACGCTGACGGTCTGGCCCGTTCCCGACCAGGCATACACGCTGACGTATTGGCGGATGCGGCGGATCCAGGACGTCTCCGCCCCGAGCCAGACGATCGACATCCCCTACCGCTTCATGCCTGCGCTGATTGCCGGGTTGGCGATGCACATCGCGATGAAGCGCAAGGAGCCTGAGGTGGCGTCTCGCGCTCCTGCTCTCGCGGCCTACTACGAGCAGCAGTTCCAGATGGCGGCGGACGAGGACCGGGATCGCTCCGCGGTCTACCTCACGCCCTACGTCGGATGAGCGTCTACGCGAGAGGGCAATACGCCCTCGGGCTCTGCGATCGTTGCGGCATGAGGTTCCGCCTCAACGACCTGAAGTTCCAGGTCATCAACCTTCGCCCAACCAAGCTGCGTGTCTGCTCGTCTTGTCTCGACGTGGATCATCCGCAGCTTCAACTCGGTCGCGTCAGGATCAACGACCCGCAGGCGCTGCGTGACGCCCGGCCGGATCCGAAGAATGACCGCGGCCTGTTCGGCTTCAACCCTGTGGGCAACCCCGGCGACATCATGACTGCGTCGGTCGGGTATGTCCGCATCATCGTGTGAGGTGGATATGAGTGGATCGACTGGCCGGTTCCGTGGTCCTGGCCGCCCCATGCAGGCCGCCGTGCAGCCTCCGGCTCCTGCCGCCCAGGCCCGCCCGCAGCGCCCCGGGTTCACCCCTAACGGCATGAGCACTGGCCGGATGAAGAAGGGCGGTCTGTGCAAGGGCATGGGCGCCGCGACCAAGGGTGGCAAGTTCCGCAAGTGACCTACGCCGAACTCGTCCAGGCGCTACAGGACTACCTACAGAACGACGAGACGACGTTCGTCTCGCAGATCCCGACGATCGTCCGCCAGGCCGAGGACCGGATCTATCAGACGTGCCAGCTCCCCGTTCTGCGGAAGAACGCGACGTCCACGATGACCGGCGGGTCGCCTTACCTGGCGCTTCCGACTGATTTCCTGGCCGTCTACTCGCTGGCCCTGACGCAGGCGGCAGACTCCGGCTACGCGATCCTGTTGGAGAAGGACGTTGGCTTTCTCCAGGAGGCGTTCCCTCGTCCGTCTGACATCTCGCAGCCGCGGTTCTACGCGATCTGGGACGACAGCACGTTGCGCCTCGCGCCGATCCCGGACCAGGCATACCCGGTGGAACTGCACTACTTCTACAAGCCGGCCTCGATCGTGGATGCAGGGACGTCCTGGCTCGGGACGCACGCCGAGAGCGCACTGTTCTACGGCTGCGTCGTCGAAGCCTACACCTTCATGAAGGGCACGGACGACTTGATGGCGCTCTACAAGGCGCAATACGCGGAAGCGTTGGGTCGCCTGAAGCTGCTCGGTGAGGCGAAGAACAAGACGGACCAGGTCCGCAAGGATGATCCGCGCAGGGTGCCGCAATGATCACCTTTGCGCAGCCAGGATCGGTTTCCGTTTCC